TATTAGTCCAAATTTACTCGTCTGTAACCAAGCGCCCAAAGGAACTCTGAGATTTTTATCCCATATTCTTCAACATACGATTCATCCCAATGCTTGAATTCATGGTGAAGATATTCGTGGATAATGACCTCAAGATGTTCCTTTGCCGGGAGCCTTGGATCAATTTCGATTAATCCGTCGTCATGGTAAAGACCGCGAGCCTTTTCCCTTCCCAACTTCCTGTATCTGATCCTCGGGTTCTCCATATTGCAAAATACAGAAAAATTTTGACACGCTTTGTAACAAAAACACGCAAAAAAATGTTACGAGTGATTACTTAATCTTCCCGTCCACGATCCGGTAGTTTGTAACCTCAAATTCCTCATTATCAAACACTTTGACGTGTGCGAACCCGTGTGTGAACTTGTTGATTGGCATGTAATCCGGGTGGAGTTCGCAAAGACAAGCTACCGACCAGCAGGTTGTAACTCGACCGTTGATATTTGGCTCGGTATGCTCCGAGGTTTGGTGGTGGTGTCCGCAGATTGCGTTATCCTTGGCTCGGAGGTAGAGGCCACGTGCGATGTTTACCGGGCTGAACATACTTGACCCGAACTCATGGCCGTGAAGGGCTACCAGCTTGCCCATTTTAACAAGCTGCTTGTCTGGGATGAAGGTAATGTTCAGCTGATCCAAGTGTAGGATGGATTGCAGGGAAAACTCTTCAATACCCACAAGATCCGAGGCGTTATTTATGAGGTAGTGGTCCCATCGGATGTCGTGGTTTCCTGCTTTGAAGTAGATGGCTTGGGTGGGGAATAGTCTTCGCAGGGTGTAGAGGAAGTCTCTCGCCATATAGACTTCAGATGCCAAATCCCTCTTACGAGGATCTTTTTGAAAACGGCTAATAGCATAGAAATCAACCAGGTCCCCATTGATGTAGATTGTGTTAACTTCATTTTCGAGTCCATACTTGAGCGCTGCTGTGAGGGCTGGGATGTTGTGATATGGTACGTGAATGTCGGTAAGAAAAAGGATATCATTGTGATTAACTGGAAATTTATACGGGCTGTATTTGTTCTCCTTTGAGTCTGGAAGACCCAGTGGATTACTTTCGGGCATCAGCTCATTAATGATATCCTCGAATGCGTTTACTATTGTCTGCGGTTTGATCCGGGCTTTCTTTGCCGGTTCTTTGTGTGAGTTCTTTTTCTTCCAAGCCAGAAAACCTCGCTTGAAAGAATCCAAGGCGGCGCCTGTCTCGATGTTCTCCCACTCCTCTTCAATCTTCTTGTTTTGGGTTAGATCTCGCGTGTCGTTTAAGATGTTGCGATAGCTTTGTACGTTATTTCTCATTTAGTTGATATATTGCAAATATAATCACCATCACCGGAAAAAAAAACCGCCCCTAATCAGGAGCGGTTCATACAAACGAAATGAATAAAACGAACTGAACTTGCGTTGCAACACGCAACTCAGCAAATGTATCCACAAACCTTTTTAGATGGTTCATTTTCTTTTGATTACGATGACTTTTTGCTTTTTATTTTCAGTCCGTTGCTTCTTCCAGATCATGTACTTTACGGGAAGGATTGCTCCAACGGTTAAAAAGCATCCTATCGCGCTGGCGTAACTCCCCTGAATCAACGATATTACAAGGGCAATTACAAAGGCAATCAAAAAAGAGGTAAGTGTGATGTTGGGAAGTTCCAACATATGTCCAATAAATGACTTTTTTAGTTCCAAAATATAAATTGTGTTTGGGTTTTGCCTCCGTATTTCATAATCAGTAAAGTTACGGGGACACAAATATAAGCATATCTTTCACCACCTTCCTCGTTCCAAGCAAACCTTTCATAGGTAAGAGCTTCGATGATTTTCATTTATCTTTGCTGAAATTGATAGCCATGAGAAACAAACTCGCCGGTCGATCCTTGGGGAAGTCTAGGTCTGCTAAATATTACGCAAGCAACCCAGAAGCAAAAGAAAAAAAAGCTGATTACGACAAAAAGTACCATTCTACTGAAAAGAGAAAGACCTATCGTGCATCCCTTAACCGCGCCAACCGCAAGGCTGGGACCTGCGGTAATGGCGACGGAAAGGATATGTCTCACACTAAATCCGGTAAGATGGTTAAGGAAAAGCAATCGTCTAATCGGGCTAGGAATGGGCATAACGGGAAGTCTTCTAAGAAATAAGTCCGTAGTTTAACTTGTCGTATTGATCAAGATCGATCAACTTACCATCGAATTTACCACGGTAAGTGCAATCAACAACCTCACAGTCTGCACTGCTTCCCCAGGCTAAAGCCATTGCGCGGATATGCTTTTTAACAGCGTCAGCGGTGTTGAGTATTTCTGAGGTCTGCAAGATCTCGCTGTTCTCCCCAATCGTTCTCACTCGGTAGGCGTTGATTTTTTTACCGTCAATTGTTCGCTTTGCGTCTTTGATTTCAATTCTGCCCATTTTCTATTTTATTTAGTTCATTAAAGTGACCACCGATCCAAAGGTACATATCATTTCCGGTCAGCTCATACAATCTTACGTTGATTAAACGCATTAGGGACTGATCACGGGCATATCTTCTCTTTGGCTTATGAACACCCATCTTAGGGTATTCCATGTCATCAGTGAGGAGCTTATGCCTCAAATTCCGCAGGTGCTGTAACTCGGTCAGTGTCGGCGGCGTAGGAGGCAAGTATATCGGGATTCCGTTCATCGAAAAATTCTAATAAAAGTTCTTGTTGTTCTGGTTCTAGGTCAGCTATGAAGTGACGTATCTTATTTCTGCGGACAGCATTAAACGCATAGTCTCCTTTCATCACCTTCATGGCGTGGCAGACTGTAGCGTGATCCTTGTTAATTGTTCTGGCTACTTCGGCAAGAGTCTTAGTTGAACAAACCTTTACGGCTGTCATGTACATCTGTCTTGCCAGCACAACCTCCATAACCCTATTGTTGCTTTTGATGTCAGACGGAGACACCTTGAAGTGCTTGCTGATCTTTGACATCAAATCGTTGTCCTGTGGGTTTTCTATTTTGTGAAGGTACTCATATACCATTGTGAACTCAGCCCTTCTTGCTGGAGCCACCATGTTTACTAGGTCTTTGTATGTATATCTCATGTTCGTTTGTTTAAAAGCCGTGGCGAGTTAGCTTGCATTAATCCCCCGCCACGGCCTTAGTTAAAATTAGAATGGTAATCCGCTGTCGTCCGGATCCTCAACAACCTGTGGGGCGTGTGAATCTAGTTTTTTTACGGCTCCCACCAATTTAACTTGTGGTAGGAATATGTCGTTAAGGTGTTTCTCAAAGAACTCTTGGCGCTCTGAGTCATCCCATACAACCTGTCCCTTTACTTTGATCTGTTTCATTTCAGGCATATTACCTGGGTTGTCCTTGGTCCAACCCCACTTGATATCTTCTTGCCCATGGCGGAGATACAACATTGTGCGGGTCTTGCCATCAATCTCCTTTGACCACGGGGTGAGAGTAATCTCCTTACCGGCATCTATGTTAGGCATTGACAAAAAGAATCCAGACGAGTATCGTGAACTCCACGGCATTTGGATTTGGTACTCGTTGTCCCCATCCTTCAGAACAACACAGAGCTGATCGCCATACCCCTGTTCGGATACGCGCTTGAAGACGTCTGTGATGTAGCCCGAAAGAGACGAATAACGCTCCTCGAACCAAACCTTGGTTCCGTCTTTACTGTTACACTTAATTGAGCCGGCTGTGCCCTCTGCGACACGCTTGGCAATCTTACCGCCAGAAATACTGAGGTAAGTACGGTTTGATGAACCACCTTGATTTAATCCCATAGATTTTTTGATTAATTAATTGGTTATATCTGCAAATGTAGCATATGTGTTTCTTTTGTGCAAGTAAAAAATGCTAAATTATTCCCAAGCCTCCTTATACCCGTTCGGGTGCTGAATGTCCTCGTTCCATTCCTTGGCCTCCTTAGAGTCGGTCCAGTTCCTGTTTGGGCGGATGACTGATGGCTTCGGTTCCTCCATTGTGGTCTGTACGTACCTGCCGTCAATGGCTTGTTGCAGGTAGTCAACTCCGTCAAACGTAAACCTGCGAGTGTTTCTCTGTAGTTGGAACTCAAAGAAGCCCTTTATACCCACGATCTTCTGCCGGCGGATCTTCTTACTGTGAAACTCACAGATAGGACTCTCTGGGGCAGTCTGAGCAAACGGACGGTGGTAGATTAGGATGTTATCGGCCTTGTTGTTCCACATCGCACCATCTGCAAGGTCGAACACTTCCGGACATGGATAATTCCCATCTTCCCCCTTCCTCATCTTGTGCGGGTGAACCACGATGTCAAAGTACACGTTGTTCTTTCGGGCAAACCTTGTACAGTCGGACAGGAATGTCTCCAGGTACTTATCGCTTCGTCCTCCTCCCTTCGTGTAATCATTTGCCATCTGGTTGAATGGGTCGATCACCACTCGTTCTACTCCGTGCTTTACGATGAGGGTAAGGAATACCTCCTTGACGTATTCGGGAGTAGGGCTTACACTCTTGGGATAGACCATGAAGATGTGTTCGCCAATCATCTTGTACACCTTCATGTACAGTTCGTATGGAGGGCGGTTAGGATTGTTTGGAGTACAGTCCTTCCCGAAGTAGATCTCCACAAGGTCATGGTAGAATTGCTCTGCCGGTAATTCCTCAGGAGTAAAGATGGCGACCTTCTCCCCGAACCTAACGATGCGGAATACCATCTCCCACTTCATGAACGATGACTTACCATAGTTTCCAATTCCGGAAACAATTGTTAAATCGCCCTTGACGCGTTTGAAGTGTTTGTCGAGTTGTGGAACCCCAAGTGGTTGAGCGGCCCTGTATCCGTGGAGGTAAATGTCGGACGCCTGTTCCATCACTTCCTCCGCATAAATCACGTCATTCGCCGCAATATTCTCCGCATCTTCTGCGGTGATTACGATGTCAACCTCCACTCGGTTACTCTTTGTAACCAACTGATCCTTAGTAAACTCAGCGGTATTCCACTGATTCATGTTGGCCCTGTACGCGCTACGAATAGCCTGTCTGCACTCGCGTTGGCTGAAACTAGCATCAGGCACAACGTAGGTCATCATCATATTGTAACACGTCTCCTCAAGCATCCCGAACCGGCAGCAGCTTGCAGCCAACTTAAATACAAAGTGATTCCTTTCCCCCTCACGGAACGCGTCACCCTTTGACGTCATCCATGTCAACAGGTTCTGGAATATCTTGTCGTCGTCGTTAATCGTTTCCGTGGTTGTGCTTTGGGGCAACCTGCGGTCCTCCTTTTTCACCGGTAATTTGGAGTAAATATCCGCGCTTGGATTGTAGTACAGGTCGGAATCGTAAGACTCAAAGCAGAGGCGAGAAACATTGCGACCGGTCTTATCGATGTCAGGCATCTCTTCCATCAAAGAATCGAAGTGTTCCTTGTGCTTGGTTTTCCACTCAATTTCGACGAGCGCCTTTAAACCTTTTCCGGAAGGTGAAACCCACACTGCGGTAACGTAACTTATAAGTGACAATTCATTTCTCTTTTGGGCAATATTTGTCACATTATCGAAATCAAGCACGATGTATCCGGAGTGTTCAAGTAGTTCAGAGTCCTTACGTTTGTTAAAAACCCCACTGAAACACACGGCAGGAAGTTTCTTTTTCAGTTCATCCGCCTCTTTCTTGGTCTTGGCTTCCCGCGCCTTCTCAACGAGTTCCTTTGATTTTCCATTCCGAATTCGTTCAAGTGCGCCCAACACAGTAATCTGGTGTCCTTGCAGGTCGTTAAAGTCCTTGTAGATTGATATTTTACCATGTGTTGTTGTCATCTTGAATAGGTGTTTGTTTTATAGTTTTAGCTTGTGGTTCGTCTTCCCATCTCTTGTCGCGAAGATACCGCACCGGATCCTTCCAGTATTTCCGTTCGCGACCCGACTTGTGGTTATCCATGCATTCAACTGCAAGTATGCGCTCACCCGAACGGAGTTTATCCCATACAGCAAGGGTCTGCTTCTTATCCACTTTCTTGTCGTAAGCAAGCCAAAAATCCTCGAATGAGTATTTGTATATTATTGTTTCTTTGTTGTTGTTTGTTTCTTTATATATATCGATGTTTTCCGATTCACGGAAATCCCCGATGTCGGGAAAATCCGATGTCGGGGAAATCTGATGTCGGTAAATCTGAGGCGCATCATACACAATGTGATTCCACCCAACCATTCTGTTAGTTGTTGGATCTACTTGACGGCAGCTTATGATGTAACCCTTCTCTTGCAAGGATTTAAACACCCTGTCTACTGCATTTTTTGCATCCGGCATCTGATCGTAAAGATTCTTTTTGTAGAGAACCCAATTCTCCGGAAGCGAAAGAAGGAAGCAAAGCATACCCTTCTCTTCCATTGTAAGCTCCTTGGATTGTGAGATTTCGTTGGGTATTATAGCGAAGTCATGCTTGCGCTTCCCTTTAACAATTTGTCCTGTATTCATAAAATAAAAAAAGCCCGCAAGAGCAACTTCGCGGGCCTAATTTGGTAAACAAGTACTTTACCTAGGCATCCGAAGCCTAGTTTGCTGTTGCTCTTTAACAAACTACGCTTGGAATATTTGGCAAACATAAAACAACCACGCGAGGTTGTCAAGGGTTTTCTTCATTATTTTTTATATGCCACGTCTCACACTCCCAGCACATATACACTTTCTGATCATGGTCACAGTGGTCCTGAGCCTCCTTTCGAGTTTTGTAACATCTTTTGCCACAGCCATATATGGAGTTTTTGATCATGAACGTAAGGCAGGATAAAACCAATAAGATTGAAACGATAAACATAGCGCAAATTTACACTGTTTAATCTTATTTCCAAGCAAGAACTTGACACAGTGTTGTTTTTCTGTATATTTGCAGCATGACAAACTTAAGACCACCAGACGGACGTGTTTTTGTAACCGTTGATAAAAGACACCCGAAACAGATAGATGTCACCATAGCAGCCGTCGGAAACGGCGTTGAGCTTGAGGTTGGACAAAAGGCTTGCGTTATGGGCAAAATAGAAAAAGTAGAACTACAAGACGTTGAGATCTACTCTGTACACGAACGATACATAGCTTTTTTATATGAATAACGTAGATAATTGGAAAAGGGCTATCAGCATTGTGAACACAATGATTGAAGATAAAATAGAAATTTATGAGGTGATGAAAATATTCACACCCATGGCGTTCCCTGCCCGGAGAAACCTGCTGTATTGCAATCCAAACATTAGCTCTGATGATCTTGATCAGGTTGAAAAAGCCATATTAAGATATAAAAAAACTTTGGAGGACATAGCTAAAACTCAAGTTGAGACAAGGATAAAAAGATCTGCCTATTTTCAAAAACTCAAGGAACATTATGATAAGGACAAAGACAAAAAATAACTACTTGAAAATCATAGATGTGTATCAGTATTATATCGAAAGGGAAAATATTGACATGAAGTCTATTGAGGGTTTGATGAGTAATTGGGAAGCCATAAATTTATTTGGCACGTATTCATCACTACGTCGAGGTGTAAATAAGATTAAACGGAAGATGCCTGTTGGAAAAAAGAATTTTGACACCCAAAAGCAATTGTTTGAAATATATAAAAAATCTTGTCTATGAATTTTGAGGATATCAACATTAATGATTTGAGGCTAATAGATGGAGATTGTTTAATTGAGATTCATTCATGGACAGAAGATGAGATATCGTTTAACGGCGGCACACTTAAGCTAGTAAATAGCTTGAAGGGAATTACTGAGGCGCCTAGCTATAACGATTTAAACTCTCTTATAAAGTCAATGAAAAAAAGCAATTACAAAGACAAGCGAGCGATGTCTGAGTATGTCCGAATGGCCGGAGAGCAAAAAAAAGAGGTGGATCCAAATAAAGAAGACATAACAGCGACACAAGCTGTTAGAAGAGGCATTCTTGTTAAAAAGCCAGAGAAGGGTTCTACAACTAAGAATTGGGATTTTTCTTGCGAATTTGATGGAGAGCCGGGGGATGAGGTTTGGTTTGATTCGACATACACGAGAAATTACATTACCGAAGGGCAGGGTGGTTTTGAGAAGGATGGGAAAAGATATGTTTTAGTTCCGTCGGAATGCATATATGCCGCCAAAAGAAACGGTGAGATAAAAAGCATGAATGGGTATTTGATTGGTAAGCTGTTACCTAATGATAGAAAGGCGGGGAGTATTTTCTTATTAGAGTCAGATGTAGATAGGGTTCAAGTTGAAGTACCCCCTGCAAAAATGCCAAAGTACGTAGCGAACGATGTTTGGACAAATACAATTGTGAAGAAGGGGGACGTTGTTTGTATCAAAAAACACTTCTCGGTTAAATTGGATTCTACAATAGCAAAATCTAACGATTACGTTAGGTTTCAGCCTAGGGTGATATTAGCAATCGAAGAATGATAAAACTAGACTTTAGTAAAATATCTTACAACATTGAAGGCATCCCGGATGACGAGGCGGTAATATACCGTTTCTCGGACCTGGCCAGTCAAGCCCATATTCTCGATAGGTCTGACGACCTTCCTGAAGGGGTTAGCGCCGACAAGGTTGTTCGATATCTCATATATATGTTCGCTCCAGGTACGCCCGTTAAAGATGCGTATCCGGACATCAACCAGCGCAAACGATACACTCTGAACAAACTGAACATCATGGTTGATGACACGGATCCGGAAAATGGGTACGCCCAGCTCTGCATGATGAATGTGGACTGGGCGGTGGAGCGTTACATCTCGTTCACCCGCCTACAATGCTCCGAGGATTACTCAATTATGAGTACAGCAGACATCCGAATAGCAGCCTTGCAGCGTGCGCTCTTAACTCAGCCCGTGGACAGGTCCAATGATGACAAGAACTTCCAGGCGGGTCTTGAGAGTTGGAGACAGACCCTTGTTGATGCCCGTAGCAGGATAATGAACGACGAGGTTAGCATCACGCTACAGAAAGCAATTACCTTCTCTGTACGTGCTGAGAACCTTGGTATTCAACCAGAACACTATTCGCGGGTATGGCGTGAGAAGAAAGAAATATTCCCGGAGGTAATACCATGAAGTACGAATATTTAGAAGAGGATGAGTTCGTTTCCTTCCATGAGGATGACGATGAGTTGGATACGATTCGCATTCCTCTTCCTCGCCTTGAGAAATGGTACTCTCACCATTTGAAGCGAGAGGTTACAAGGGAAGAGGCGCTTACATATGTAGAGGGTTATGGACTTGCTCCAAAAGACCAAAAATTACAATACCAAGAGATTCCAGAGAAGATAAAGTTAATTTACGAGGTCGTGTTCAATAAAAAACACGCAACCAACAAGTCTAAGTACAAGGAGGTGGGTGACGTTCGTCTTGAAGATATTTACGAGGAGGTTGAGTCCAATCAGAAGTACTACGCGATGGAAATTGAGTGGATCAAGCTCCAAATCAAGCGTAGATACGTTGGTTACTGGTGTTTCATTAAAGGTAAACCGGTATACTTAAATGGCGCCAACTACTTCTTCCTAAATTTCTGGACCGTAAAGAACTTTGGCAAGAACAACAACCGCCCAGACTATCGTGATTACCAGCGCAAGATGTTCCACCTGTTCATGTACGCCTACTCAACGGAGGATGCATTTTACAAGCATAAGATTATATACCGAGAAGACGGCGTTGTAAAAACAAAATACTCAAACCAAGACGTTAAGAACGTGGTGGAGGAAATGAATGAGATGGGTGTTGAGTATTTCATGGAGCCTAACATAAACGTGACTGTCGGAAAAGGAAAGAGAACTGTGCATGGAATCAATTTCGTATCTGGTCGCCGTATCGCTAAGACAGCCATTGCTTGCTGCTTCTGCACGTGGGGGACACTCAATATGCCTGACCAGACCTTTATCATCCAGGCTATGAACGAGGATCAGGCGGTCAATAAGATATTCATCAAACAAATTCAAACACCTGTAAGCAAACTTCCTTTCTTCTTCCGCCCCTATTACAGGGGTAGGATAGAGGCAAAGGAGGGTTTGCGTTTTCAGTATGAAGGATCCATCGCATCAGCAGCAAGGGCCGGAATCGTCCCCGAACAAATGGAGTGTTTTATTACTCCGCTCCCGTCGACGGAGAAAGCGGCGGACGGTGAGGCGGAAATCGCGTTTGTGTATCGTGACGAGCCGGCGAAGAAGACGGATGCGAAAGCAGCGGACCAAAACATCCCGACGTGGTGGTACAACACGATGAAGCCCGCCATCGAGCGTGGGGAGAACATCCGAGGGTTCTGCATCATGCCGTCTACGGTGGGTGACATGGACACAGGGGGTGGGGCACAGTTCTTTGACATTGCCAACGACTCGCACTTCTCTGATCGTAACGAGAACGGAACAACGCCATCTGGACTCATCAATTTCTTCCTGCCCGGTTACTATGCCGTGGAAGGATACATCGACGAGTATGGGGCAAGCATTATTGACGACCCGAAGGAACCAGTTATGTCCAATGAGGGTAAGTGGATTACCAAGGGAGCTAAGTCGTACCTGTTAAACCAGGCAGATTACTTTGAACGTAAACGAGAATGGCAGAAGCTGATTAAGTTGCAGCAGAACTTCCCGATGAGTTGGAAGCAAGCATTCGCTGTGATTCCGAAGGATATGGGTATGCCTATCGAGAAGATGCGTGACCGCATATCAGAACTTAAGTTTTCGAGAACTCCAATTAGCGCTAATATTAATTTCAAGTGGGTTGGGGATAAGTTTGGTGGAGATGTTTACATAGAAAATGATCCAAAAGGAAGTTGGACAATGAGTTATTTGCCTCCAAACGAAATGAGAAACAGAAGGACGGTTGTAACTCAGGAAGAGGGGTATATAACGCCTAAAACTAAAGGCCCCATATACGCACCGGATCCATCCGTTATGAACAAGTTTTTTCTTTGTTGTGACCCCGTAAAGTTCCATAAACGAAACACGGTAGGCAAAAAGAAGTCTAACGCAGCAGCGGCGGTTTTCTACAAACGAGACAGCCAGGTAGACCCAGACAACAAGCCAAGGAATGAATGGGTAAGCAATGACTGGATATTGATTTACAACAGACAAACTGAAGATAAGTCTGAGTATCACGAGGAATGGTTAAAGGCTGCTGTGTTTCTTGGAGCATATGTCTACCCCGAATGGCCCGATGGAGAAGCTCTGGTGGAATACTTTAGGGATAATGGATTTGACGGTTACCTTTTGAAAGACTTGGGGTCTGATGGAAAGCAAGACGCAAGACCTGGGGTATGGGCAGGAGAAGCTGAGAAAAACGAGATGGCTGGAGATATCATGACGTTCTTCAACAACAATGTTAAGTACGTGAAAATGTGGGAGATAATTGAGGAGTGGAGTCAAATGAGGGGGCTTGATGATTTGACTAACCATGACTTGTGCGCAGCAACGGGCTGGTGCATGAGGGCTATAAAGAGTAGAATGCCGGATCTTTATAAGGAAGTTTATCAGCCCATAGAGATTCAGGGAAGCCTTCCTGTGTTTGAAATAGACTGATTATTTTCAGCTATTTATGATAAAATTTTATACATTTGTGATTGATTACTAAATTTGTAAGATATGATACTGCCTCAAATGGCTGGAAATTATTTGTTTCCAAGCGATAATGTGCCGGAGATAGAAAAGTTGAAGCCAGAGTATGGCTTACGATGCGGCAGGGCGTTGTATTCTCGTTTTTGTACTGGTGGTACGTATTTCTCATACACGCAGTTGCCTGAGATGCAAGAAACCAGAAATTATGGCTCCGGAATACAAAGTACGGAAAAATATAAGAACTGGTTTTCAAATGGATCCCCAACCGGGACAAAATCAAGGTCAAACAATGAGTCTGCGCAAACAACAAGGGGGATGAGTAACGCTCAGAGAAAAGCCATGGCCAATATTAGCTATGATGTTTTCTCCCCGATGAAAAAGCTAACAAATGTTCTTCTGTCAATTCTTGCAGACAACGATTACAAACTTGACTGTGTTTCTCTTGATAAAAATATTATCAATAAAAAGAAACGTGAAAAATACGATATCTACGCTAAAGCGAATTTTACGAATCCGCTGATGAAGGAGCTTGGGCTTCCTGAGTTCAAGTTACCATTTGTCCCCAAAGACGAGACAATGCTTGAAATGGCAGATCGACTTGGTTTTTTTAAGACAAAATACGAAGTAGCGCTAGAGAAATTAGCAGAATCAGGATTTAGATCATCCGATTGGAATTCAATACGAAATGAAACCAACAGGGATGCTATAGACTACCATTTCCGCGCAGCAAAAATATACAACGATTCTATCACTGGCCAGGTTAAGGTTAAGTATATCGATCCAGCCAGAATGATTATGCTGTGGAACGAGGATAACGAAAACGATCCCGTCGCAATTGGGCATATAGAAATAGAAACTATTCAATCAATATACGTTAAACTTATTGAAGCTGGATTTGACGAAAAGCAAATTCAGTCAATGGCAAAAACATACGTTCCTTATCAAACCAATGCTTCGATGATCCCTGTTTGGGCATTTGAAAGAAAGGATGAGACGACGAACCGTTGGGTTTGGATGGATTTCAAGGTTTATGTTTTGAAATTTGAATATCTATCTACAGACTACAAGCAATACGTAGAAAGAAAAAACAAACAGGGTTATGCTTCTTTTTTGAGAAACAACAAGCCTGTAGAGGATAAGAAGAAAAACCCAAACGACACTTACGAAGAAGTAAGTTGTAATTATTGGTACGAGGGTTCGTATATTATTTCAGGAACAGGCTCAGATCGCTTATACGAATGGAATAAAAAACCAAATCAAATGCAGAAGGGCTTAAACCCAATGAGTTCTTATGTAATTGATCGTATATCTGGACAATCCCCAACCAGAAGCGTAAGGGGTTTGCTTGACGACCTTATGTTTGCTATGCTTAAGTTACGCGCAGCTGTTTGGGCTGCCGCTCCAAAGGGATATAGAATTGACGTAGGGGAAGCGGCAAACATTAAGATTGGTGGAGTTGAATACGATTTATTTGACCTTGTACACGTTCATCGTCAAAATGGTATTCAAATTGTTGCTACTAAATTTAACGCTGCTACGGGTAAGTATGTTTCTCAGCCAATCCAAGAAATGGATAACGGCCTTGGCCCGCAGGGTGTAGAGTGGATACAGCAAATAGCCAATTTGCAAAACATGATTAAAGATATCATGGGAATCCCGGACGCTATGGCGGCAAGTCCAGATCAATCAGCAGAGCGTTTGGTGGGAGTAATGGAGGCTGACTATGTTGCTGGAAACCATGCCAATTGGCCGCTTCGAGAATCTGAACGAAAGTTTAAGCGAAAAATTGGTGAGAGAATTATCCACCAGGCGCGAATAGATATTGAATATGACCCGAAGATCCGGGAGTTCTACGAAAACATTATTGGGGAAACAATGATTAACGCTCTCGATGATATCGAAGGCTTGTCATTGGATCAGCTTGCTATATCATGCAAGGTTCTTCCAAATGAGAAAGAAAAAAGCGCCATTCTTCAACGCGCTATGCAGATGTCACAGATTCCAACCAAGGATGGAGCTGTACTTCTCAGTCCATCAAGCGTAGAGCGCGTAGCTCAAATGCTGAAGAATGGAGATGTAGATGAGGCACTTTGGTTTATGGCAACCGAGGAAACAGAGGCTCGTCAGCGCGAGGAGCAACACGCCCAAATGATGATGCAGCAGACAATTCAAGGTCAGCAGCAATCAGCTATGATGACCGAACAAGCCAAACGCGAAACAGCAATGCAGCTTGCTCAGATTGAAATTATGAAGCAGCGCGAGATGGCTAACATGGAGCTGCTGAAGGAGCAACAGCTTGCTAAGATTAAGGCTGACTCAAACTACCAAGTTCAACTTCTCAAGGGTCAACAAGCGTTACAGGAGATACAACTGGAAGCACAACTGGAATCACAATTAGGAAACGAAATCACAGGTAGAGTATAAAACATATGGAAACGAACGAATTAGAAAATCAAAACGAACAAGTGAACGATCAAGTAAACGATCAAGTAGCCGAACAAGAAAACGAACAAGAAAACGAAGAGATTAACCCGGTAGATTCTCCGTGGTTTTCTGCTTATGGCTATGAGAATGAAGATTCATTCAGGACTGAGTTTGAACAACTTAAGTCTTACAAGAGTCTTGCTCAAGAGTTAGCGGAGAAACAAAAGGATATCGAGGAAGGGCTTGCTTTGTTACAGGAGGCAGATGATCCATTTGGCGGTATTGAGGAGGCTAAAACTATGGTTGCTTTTGGTAAGAAGGGAATTAATTCCACGATTGCTAATCAAATTGTATCCTCTACAGCTGACAGTTTGATGGAAGACCCCCTCAAGGCTTTGGTGCTCGCTGAGGCTGTAAAGAACCCAGATAAATTCAAGCGTCTTGGCCAATCAACTATCGAAGAAGCCATTCGTGAAAAATATAACTTAGGCGAGGGCGAGTATTACGCTACAGCTCTTTTAAAGTCTGATGCAATCGATGCAATAGAAATGATTGAAAAGACTAAAAAAGATGTTGAAACCGTTAAAAATCCCTTTACCTTTGCAAAAGAGCTAAAGAGCCAAAATCAAAAGCATATTGCGGAAAGACAGACAATAGCACTTGTCGAGGCAGAGTCCTACGCCAAGCAGTTAAAGGAGGTCCCTTACAAATTCGGAGACACAGAGGTTTCGTTAAAAGTTTCAAACGAAGAAGTGGATGCGATTTTGAAGTCACAATATGCAGGTTATTTAGGTCAAGCCTTCGATACGACTACTAAAGAAGGAAAACAGGCAGTAAAAAATTGGTTGGAGAATCAAATCCTCATTCATAAGGTTCAGTCTGGGGATTTAGGGATTCAGATCGCCAAGAGTTTATCGGCCAATGTAGAAAAGAAAGTGGTCAAAGAAGTCTATAACGGCCAGCCTAAAACGGTGAACCGGGTAGACAAAACAACTGTGGATGCGAAGAACCTAACTCCGGCTCAACAGGATTTGTTAGCTAGAGGTATTGCTCTTCCATCACAGAAATTAAAAAGTGTTGAATAAGTAAAAAAATTTAGAAAAAAATGGCAAATCTTATAGCCCAATCGATCCCAGGTGGTATGACCAATGGGATTTTGAACAACTGGGACGCATTGAAGGCTGACTTCGATGCGGTTGCATACCTGCCTTTCGGTGACGAATATTGGGATGCAATGAACCAAATCATGAACGGTATCGGTAACCGTGAAATCGCAACTCAACAGATTGTTAACTGGTTTGAAATGAACCGTATGGAGGTTCCTTTTACAGTTGATACTGAGACTGGTGGAGCTACCGCTGGTTCAACGATTACGATTACCATTCCTGCTTCTCAAGTAGATGCTGTAACTGGTTACTCTTTCCCAATCGCTAACGAAATTTGGCGTCATGCTAAGACAGGTGAGCTTTATCAGGTTATGACTAAGCCAGCTGCTAACCAGTTGACTCTTCGTCCGTTGACTGCAACTGTAGTTCCTGCGACTGACATCGTTGTTAATGACACGTTCTTCTACGTTGGTGTATCTGTTGCTGAAAACTCAGGCGCTCAGGATCCTAAGTTCGTGTTTGACACAAAGTACAGCGCTAAACTGCAAACTTTCCGTAACGATGCACTTTCTAGTTCTGAGGCTTTGTACAACCAACTTTGGTACTCTCAGCTTGAGAACGGTACTGCAACTCCGTACTCTAACTCACGCGACATCATTTACTTGCAGCGTGAGCACCAGGTTGCAATCGTAAACACGTTCTTGGCCGGTAAGACCAATACTAACACAAGTATGAATGGTTACCAGTTTACAAACGGTTTGATTCCTACCATCTTGAGTTCAGGTCAAGTTGTAGACTGCGACACCACCGTTGCTGGTCCTGACATCGCTGACATCTACGCTTTGGAAGCTAAACTTTCTAAAATCGATGGTTCTGTGAAGAACTACATGGTTTGGACTAGCGGTCAAAGTTCATCTATTCTTGAGCAGCTTTTGTTAGAGTACAACAAGAACGCTAACATCAGTGTCAACAAAATTCAGATGGAGAAAACCTTCTGGGGTGAGGGCGCTTACGCTGACTTGATGTCTACTACCTACTCTTTCAACAACCTCGTGTTCAACAACAAGAACTTCGGCCTTGTTCGTATGGGTATCTTCGATAACCCACAGACGTTCAACGTATCTCCTGGTAATGGTACTAACCCATGGCCTGGTTACGCGGTGTTCTTGCCAATGACATCTCAAGGTGTTGACGATGGTATGGGTAACATGGGTAAATATATCCGTCTTGCTCACAAGCCTGGTGCATTCATGAATATGTGGCAGACTGGTGGTCGTGCGGCGGCTAACAAGACCGACAAATGGCAGCTTGGTGTTCACATCGTATCTGAAATTGCGTTCAAATTCATCAACGCACAGAAGTACGGTTTGTTGACCAATATTAACTAATCTTTGTAAACTCAAAAACGAGGGGGTCTAAAAGCCCCCTTGTTTTTATAAATCCAACATACGTTATGCTTTTCGATATAAGTACAGGTGAGTCCATACCTGTTCCAATATGGGCAGATGAAATAATGCAAAAAGAATTTCCAGAGTTTTACAATGGGATTCCGCTGAAAATCAAAGTTACAGAATCAAAAATGCTTCGACTGCAAAAGGTTTCTTCTTCGGATAAAAACGGAGAAATAAGAACTGTAATCGAAGCGCCTCCGGGAAACGCAAGAAAGGCCAGAGGCTTGATTGCAGATCCTGAAGATGGTTACACGTATCCCGTTCAATATGCATCTTCTTATCCAAAAAGATCAGATGGACGGATAACTTGGGGTTACCCATCGGGATACATAACCATTGAGAACGGAATGACTGTGCAGTCAAACCAAAAGGACTTCTTGTTCTATTTATATTTCTTGTGTCCAAACATCAAGGGCAACAAGTGTATAAACCCTGCTCCTGACCCTTTCTACGAGTTTGACAGACCAGAGATGGACGCCAAGAGCAAGATTAACCAAGCTAAGAGCGCTCGCGAGCTAGAGAACATGATTTATTTCGATACTCCATACGACATGGTACTGAAGACAATCGACGGTCTTGCCCTCCCAAAGAAAAACTCTGAGGAAGAAAACCGTGTAATGCTTCACGACTCGGTTAAGAACGGAAGCGAAACATTCCGCAAGAATGCGTTTGAAATTCTGAATTCTGCTCCTAAAAAACAAGAAGTAACAACCGAGGAGACCATTCATGAGATGGTAAATCGACTTTCTTCTGAAGGTTTTATTAAAAATGAGGACGGAATTTGGTATCTTCGCGACCGTAGAGGTGATGGAACAAAGTGGTTAAAGAATCCATTCTTTGAATCTACTGGAGAAAAGGATGCTTTTGCCTTGATTGATCACCTCAAAGTGAATAGTGAATTGCTAGATAAATTAAGAAAATTGTGATAAAATGATAAGTACTGTAACCCTTACGCTAGACCTAACGAACAAGACGGGTCGTGTAACCGATACTACAAATTATACGGCCCTAAATATTAGTGTTGCTACAGTCGAAGCAAAGGGGCTAGGTACTATTTATTTTCAGGGGCAGCAGATTGCCTCAAAAATGACTATAAGTGACCCCCTGATTGATCTTCAAGACGGGGACACTTATTTTGATTTCCCGCTTGAATTAGATGTAAACGGGGAGGTTGCCAATGGTGTTTATCAAATTGACTACTCTTTAAGACTCAACACCCTAGCCGCTCAGTATCCTGTAGATGTAACCCTGCCAAGAACGATTGATGTTGGTTCTGGATTTGAGTGGGTTTTAGATTTCTTGGAGGTTGGAGACACCATTAAATTGTACGATGGGTTTGTTCCGTCGCAAGAGTTTGTGCCTTATGCGTCTGGAGAATTTGTTGATCCAAATACCGTATTGCAAGTAGGTGTTGATATTGTTTTCCCAGAATGGGATTTTTGGGGTTTCAACGTAACTAATTTACAATCAAGCACATCTTACACGTACTCCGGCTGCACGAAATCAGCAGCTGCGGTTACATTTGCCTACGACTGCGAGGTTGCTCCAACCGGAACGTTCTCTGTAGCAAGTGCTACTCAGCTGAATGGCCAAACAGTAGTGTCCACAAGCGCTGTAATCAATTACCCGTCTTGGACATCTGCTAATCCAAACTTCAATCCTAGAGTTGTTGTCAACTCACTTCCGTATACGCAAAACACGCTTGCTACAGGTACGTACACAGTCTCTCTGTCTCAGGTTATCCACTCAATCCAGGCTGACGGATTGATATTGCAGTACACTGCTAGCACGACCGGAGAACACCGAGTAAGCTGCACAGGGTCTCTTTGCGGACTAAATGCTTGCATAGAGAATTTGCGTAGCGCCCACATGGCTGAGTTGCAGCGAAACCGTATTTCAAAATACCAGGTCTTTGTTGACAACGTATTGATGTATTACGCTGAAGCTCAAACATATAGAGCTTGCGGAGACTTTGACGCATATAACCGGGCGTTGAACAGCATTCAAGAACAGCTTGATTCTAGCGGATGCGATTGCGGATGTTGTGATGATGAAGTATACGAGTGGGTTAACGTTAATACTAACGCCACCATAGAGAGCCTCATCAACGCTATTCAGTATCGACTCAAGGATGGTATTCCTGATGAAAACGATGACAGCACTGCGGGGGTTCAGATCGGCGCGATTTGGCAAGATACTGATACCGCTATTTTGTATCGTTGTAGCGACAACACCCCTGGTAATGCTCAATGGGATCCTTACTACGATCCAGGGTCAATCATTGTTACAGCCTCTGGCGTAATCTCAAATCCTCAGATTGGAGGTATCATAAACGGAACAAATGTTCAAGCGAATATCGACAGTATTAACAACTACCTTGTTAGTAACGTTGACCCATCGCTTACACAGTTCAACGCAGATATAACCGACTTGCAGAACACTGCTGTATTTGGCGTTACTGGCAACTTTATTGACAACACGGATCCTCAGAATCCGATTGTTGAAAATCCATCAGCACTTGAGGTTACTTACAGCGCAACAATAAACGGCTCTACGATTACCACTGTTCAAGGTGCTTTAGAGGTTTTAAGAGTTAGCCAGTCCAATTACAGCAATAGTCTTTTGTATTATTCCGGTATTGGAA